GAGATGACGAAATAAGAGAGATGTTAGATGTGAAGCAAGGATCTCATGATAAAGTTGAGCAAGGGCTAACAGATGAAGATAAGCAAAAGATAGCTTCTGACTATGCTAGAAAGGAAAGAGAGAAGAGAGGGTTAAATCCTAATATATCACCTAACATAAATCAAGGGAAGAAATTTTAATGAATATAGTTAAAGATAAAGAGCTAGATAAAGTCAAGAAACGTAAAGAAGGTAAGATAGAACCTCTTAAGTCTAAAGACAAGGAACTATTTAGCAAGATCCGTAACGCAATAAAAAAGAAAAAATAAAACAAGGATGTTTATGAAAAACTTAGCAAACGCACTACCATTTATCCTATTAGTAGCTCTAGTAGGACTATCATTTGTAAAGCCGGATATTTCGGTTTCAATTTCAATTTTAGGATTAGCAGGATTATCGGGATATAAGCTTTATTTAGAATCCATTAAGAAACCTGATTACGAGAAGATCTTTGCAGAAAGACTAGAAGAGATCAATAAAACCAATAAAGATAGAATGGACAGTCTTGAAAAAGAAATTGGAAAAGTTAAGTTTAAAGATCTATCTAAGACTACAGCTAGTAGACAATCTCAAAACGTAGCAGGATGGTAAAATGGACTTTGAAACTGGAGACGACTTTAATGAATTCGAAGCTGAGTTAAAAGCTCTTAAGGAGCGAATCTCGGCAGTTGAGGCTGAGAACGGTAAGTTAAAAGACGTTATCATTGAAAATGACTTACAGGACGAATTAGAAGGTATTAACTTCACATCTGTAGAAGAGCAGATTTGTATGGATGGTATTCGATATATAGCTACTCTAGTTAGGGATCAAGAATTTGATGAAAAAGATATTAAAAATTACGATATCCTTTTAAAGAACTTACGTCAGATTAGAGGTAAGAACGATTCTATGGTTAAACCGACAAAGAAAGAATCTACAGCAGAGCTACTAAAAATAGTAGGCAGTTTAGATGAAAAGTAGGTCCAAGAAAAGAACCCCTATTACTAAACAAGAAGCTATTGCTAAACTTTGGGAACAGGGCGAACTTTCGTGGAAATTAAATAGAGTTCAGAAGGAGCTTAAGCATACAGTTGATACCGACACTACAAAGACTTCGGTAGTAGTAGTTTCTCGAAGAACTGGTAAAACGTACTGGCTAGTTATAGAAGCTTTAATGCAATGTTTGAAGCAACCTAATTCGGTAGTTAAGTTCGTATTTCCAAAAGCAAAAGATGCCAAGACAAACATCATACCGGTTATGAGAATGATCACAGAAGATTGCCCAGAAGAATTAAAGCCGGTATTCAATACTCAAGATAAGATATTCAACTTTCATAACGGATCTCAAATACAATTAGCAGGGTCTGATGGTGGAGGGATCGATTCGATTAGGGGAGGGTTCGCTCACCTTTGTATCGTAGATGAAGCAGGATTCGTAGATGATCTTAAATATGCAATTAGATCAGTATTGTCGCCAACTATTCGAACTACTGGGGGTAGGATTATTATGGCTTCTACGCCATCTAAAAGTCCGGACCATGAGTTTGTAACTGAATATATGATTCCATATAAAGCTTCAGGAAGACTTAAGATATTTACAATATATGATAATCCAAACTTTACTCCTGAGATCGTTCAAGAGATTATAGAAGATTATCCAAGAGGTGTAGAAGATCCCGACTTTAAGCGCGAGTATATGTGCGAAGTTGCAATTGATACAGAATCAGCAGTATGTGCTGAATTTGCACTAAACAAAGATGAAATAGTTATTAGCGATTATGAAGTTCCAGAGCATACAGATTTCTATATTGGGGCAGATATTGGATATGTCGATTTAACGGTAATGTTATTTGGATACTATGATTTCAAAAATGCCACCTTAGTTATAACCGACGAACTGGTAATGTCCGGAGCTACAATGACTACAGAAGCATTAGCTTTAGAGATCAAGAAAAAAGAGAAACTTAGATTCTTCAAAGATGGTCAAAATACTGAGCCGTATCTTAGAGTTATGGATAATGACTTGAAATTAATCAACGATTTACGCCAACTACATAATATTCAGTTTATGCCAACGAAGAAAGATAATAAAGCCGGAGCTATTAATGAGATGAAGATCTGGATGGGTCAAGGTAGGATCAGGATTCATGAACGATGTAAGCATCTTATATACCATCTAGAATATGGTCAGTGGAACAGCAAGAGAAGCGATTTTAAGCGTTTAAATGATTCACCTGATAAAACTATCAAGGGCGGTCACGTCGATGCTATACCGGCGTTATATTACCTAATTAGGAACATACATGCTTATAGGAATCCCTTTCCAGTTGGATATGGTACTAATATAGGTCCAAATACTTATCAATCAGCTAAATTAAAAGCTAGAAGAACCTCACAAACTGCTGAAACTATGAGGAAAATCATGAATATTGGAAAAAAAAGATAAAATAATTAATACATTTTAGCAACTATATAATAGAAACTATAAAGGATAATATGAACAACGTATATTTTGCGGCAGATAAGCCAGAAGTTAAAGTAAGAGTATTGCGCGAGAAATCAGCAGATTGGTTCGCAGGTATAAACGACTCTAACTATCTAAATAAGATCGAAAGATCATACAAAGCATATTACGGAGATTACTACGGTTCATCAGGAAAGGGAGATCACGCAATATCTTTTGGCGGAGAAAACGGCGAACTAGTAAATCTAGCAGTAAATCACTATAGAAACTTAGCGCGTCATATTCATGTTATGGTAACTGGTACAAGACCGGCATTTCAATGTAGGGCAGTAAATACAGATAGAAAATCACTAATACAAGCAAAGCTAGGAAATGGCTTACTTGATTATTATATGAGAGAAGAAAGATTAGAAGAAATTTTAAAAGATGCAGTACAATACGCAATAGTCCTAGGATCAGGTTATGTAAAACTTGAATGGAATAGTAACAAGGGCGAAATTCACGACGTAGTGGAGCCTGATCCTGATTCCATATACTCAACAGATGAGGATGGAGTACCGTTAGATGAACAAGGAAACGTACTAGACGGATTTAATATCCATGAAGGTGACGTAGACTTCTCACTAATATCTCCATATGATGTTGTATTTGACGCAACAAAAGAATACTACGACAAGAACGATTGGGTTCTAGTTAGATCTAAAATAAACAAGTATGACTTAGCCGCTAAATATCCAGAATTAAGAAAACAGATAATAGAGCTAGATACAGTTGATAAGCATATGAAAGCTAAAAACTCGGCATCATATTCAAAAAGAAATGAAACTTCGGACGTATTTATTTACGAGATGTTCCACAAAAGAACAGCTTCTATGCCAGATGGAAACTATTTCATGTACTGTAACGAAGAGATAATATTAGAAGATACAGTTCTCCCATATCGCGGATTACCAGTATATAGAATCACACCTTCAAACATTATTGGAACTCCTTATGGATACTCTGATATGTTCGATTTATTACCACTACAAGAAATGCTTAACAGCTTATATTCAACGGCAGCAACAAACATCAACGCATTTGGTATTCAAAGTATCCTAGCTCCTAGAGGCTGTGATATTGAGCCGGAAGATGTTGGTGACGGTATGCAGTTCTTAAAATATAACGCACAGTTTGGAAAGCCGGAGCCACTACAATTAGTTGCTACAAGTCCAGAAGTTTATCAGATGATGAACCTATTAGAAAAGACTATGGAAACTTTATCGGGAGTAAACTCGGTAGCGCGTGGTAATCCAGAGCAATCACTTAGATCTGGTAACGCATTAGCACTAGTTCAGTCGCAAGCATTGCAATTTGTTTCGGGATTACAACAGTCATATATTCGCCTATTAGAAGACGTAGGAACTGGATTAATTAACTTACTAAAAGACTTTGCAAAAGCTCCAAGAATGATAGCTATTGCAGGAATTAATAATACGTCAGAGATGAAGGAATTCAAGTCTGATGATATCACATCGATTAACAGAGTAATTGTAGACGCAGGAAATGCTTTAATGCAAAGTACAGCAGGTAGAGCGCAAGTTGCAGAAAACCTTTTACAAATGGGTCTAATTGATAATGCAGATAAATATCTAATGGTATTAAATACTGGAAACTTAGATTACCTAACAGATGGTAAGATTGATAACTTAACTTTAATCAAATCAGAAAATGAAGGAATGGTTAACGGAGATCCTCAACAAGCAATATGGTCAGAGAAACATTCAATGCACATAAAAGAGCATATGGAAGTTCTAAACGATACCGAGCTTAAGAAAGATCCTCAACTAGTTCAATTAGTATTAGATCATGTTCAAGAGCATGTTAACTTACTGCGAACTACAGATCCTGCATTACTTCAAATGAATGGCGAAACTCCTATAGCTCCTGCTCCTATGCCGGATAATATGGGTCAACAAGGCGGACAACCTCCTGCACCTCCAATGCCTCCGGGACAAGAAGGTGTACCGATGGATCAAGGTAACGCGCCTATGATGGCTCCACAAGATTCTAATGCAGCAGGTATGCCAAACATGCCTCGTCCGGCAGGAGAAGGGACTATACTACCAGATAATATGCCAACGGAACCGGGTGATTTATAGTGACAGCTAATAGAATCCG